CTTATAAAGAACCCCCCCAAGAAGTTTCATTTTATGCATACAAGCGGATAAATCATTTTCGCGAAATATTGGCTCAATTTCAGGCAAAAGAAACGACTCAAATTTCGGATGATTTAATTGAAAAAATACGACAACAGATTGTGAAGGAACGGATTACGCTAGAACAATTGACAAATGCTAAAACAAAAAATATACTGAAGAAATTGGGATTAAATAAATACTATGAACACATTCCCTTTATTAAAGACCGTTTAGGGATTAAACCGCCAATTATGACACCTGATTTGGAGAATAAATTATGCGCTCTTTTTATGGAAATACAGCGACCCTATTCGCGCTGTTGTCCCGATAATCGCGTTAATTTTTTGAATTATTACTATACAATTTATAAATTGTGTGAAATGCTGAACCAGTATCAATTTTTACCTTACTTTCCAATGTTGAAAGATAGAGAGAAACGAATAGAACAGGATGAAATCTGGAAAAACATCTGTAAAGAATTAGAATGGAAATTTATACCCACAGTCTAAAATGGGATGGATACCATTAATGGCAAAACCATTAATGGCAAGTAAAGAGTATAATTCATTATCAATTTAAACAATTAAAACAAGTGTATATGAAATGACTTCCGAACTTATCGTTTCTCTCTTCGATTTAGTTGGGAAAGAAGAATTTAGAAGGGGAATGATTGATTTACTTTTTGTTAAAGTAGATAAAGAAGAAGAAACTGATACACATAAAAATATTCAACTAACTCATAATGCTGATTATATATTAAAAAATGCTTTCTGGACATATTCCATATTATCGTATATAATTATACCTTCTGGTATTACAACTATTTATAAATTTACTTTCGAGTATTGTAATAATTTAATTCATGTTACTATTCCAAATACTGTTACACATATCGAGGAGTATGCGTTTTTTCACTGCGTTTCATTAGAAAATATTTCCATTCCTAATTCAGTGACAACTATTGAGAGTGGTGCGTTCGAATATTGTAATAGTTTGACTCATGTAATATTACCGGAATCTATAACTGTTATTAGCAATGGAATCTTTTGGTGTTGTTATAATCTAGAAAGTATAATACTTCCACGATATACCACTGAAATAGGAATTGGTGCTTTTTGGTGTTGTGAAAAATTGCTATCTATAGAACTTCCACCTTTTTTAAGAAAAATATGTGTTGATGCTTTCTATAATTGTATGCAAATAGAAAATATAATTATCCCACCGTCTGTTATTGATATAGAGAGAGATGCCTTCTACAACTGTTTCGGATTATTATCAATAACTATACCTCTTTGTTTTAAGGATAATATGAATGATATATTCAAAAATGTTGACCTTACAAAAATAGATATTATTTATACCTCTAATTCTAATTCTAATACTAATACTAGTTAATTTAAATTTTTATATGTATTGGTCTTCAACTACACGCATCAAGGTTTTCATAATTTCATCTGCTTGACCCTTATCATCAACATAAATAAAGACTACAATACAAAGCATAATTCCACGAATCAGTTTTTGATTATTAAAAAAAGAATCCAGTTGAATAAACTCTTGGAGTTTAGCAGAACCATAGCATTGATATATTTCCATAACTTTTTTACAATGTGGCGGTTTTCTCCTCATATTGGTGTAGGTTTGAATAAACTCCTGTTGGTGAGTAGTTATATACTCAAGGTATGAAATATTATCACCATTATCTAGTTCTACACTCAATGCGTCTAGTTCATCATAAAAATTAGCTAACTGTTTGACATCATTTATATCATAAGAATCGGTGATGGTTAAAGGTTCTAAATTGTCGCAATTTTCAGTATCCTCAAATAAATTTGTAAATACCTTACACGAGTTTACAAATTTATCTGAAACAGATATAGTTCCGTAGGTGTTTCTTAAGGTATAATTCATTATGTATATGTAAAATAATTTATAACATAAGTATTAAATTATTTTAATTTATCTATCTTTTTTATTAAGGTCTCTTACAAGAACACCATTTTTCGGGATTCTTACCAAAAATCGTCGGTCATTACGTTTAAGGACTATCCATCGATAGCGAGGTGAATTGGTATTTGGTAAAATAACCAGTATTACTTTTCCTAAATATCTCTCAAAATGTGTATTTTTTTATGGATAGACATGAAATTATAGTATTATTCTATATATTGAATTATACTATATATTGAATTATACTATATATTTACAATCGGGGGAAACCGACAAGGTTGGCACCAATACCGAAACCGGCACCCGATCGTGCCTGTGAAGCCATTGATGGCACGTAGGTATCGAGGATGGAGAAAGTGGCCGCAGCAGTGAGGGCAATAAGAGCCACCTCATCAAGATTGAGCGAGCGTTTTGGGATGGCGTAGGCAGCCAAGGCAACCATAAGTCCCTCAACAAGATATTTGATGGCGCGCTTAAGCAATTCCTGTAAGTCGATCATGTCGTTGAGCATCATTTCTCTATAATTAAGTATAAGAAAAAAAAATACTTAAAATCAATAAATTAAAAGAATTATAGAAAAAATGAGCAACGAAAATTATGAACCTCGAATGACCCCTAATGGAAAAATGAACCCTAAATATATCGATTTGCTCGAGGAGGATAAACCCATCGCTAATCAAAAATTTGTATGCGTTTCTTTTGTGTCCCCTGAAAAAATCCTCAAGGATAAGCACCTCTTTTATTTCGAGAAGTTCCTAAAGGAATGGGAATTCAGCAAAACCGTGGAAAAATATCGTCAATTTATGAGTTTTATTTCCTATAAATACAATGTTTCATTTGATGCCTTAAGTTCTGATTTGGATGAATTCTGTTCCGAAGAAAAGGACATGCTCAAGAATGGAACACTTGAGGATGATTTTAAGACATTTATAGATAATAGTGAAGAAGCACTCCAATCAGCATTTGATAAAGACCATCAGTTCCAAACCTCCGTTAGGTCGGTAAAAATTCGCGGAGTTTACCCTACACAAGAGGAAGCAGAATTGCGATGTAAAATGCTTCGCGAAGCAGACCCCAACCACGATGTTTATGTGGGACCAGTGGGGATGTGGATGCCGTGGGAACCCGAAGCATACAAAACGGGGCGTGTAGAGTATCTCGAGGATGAATTGAACCAGCTTATGCATGAGAAGGCAAAGAATGATAAGCGCGATAAAGAGGCATTCGAAAAGCGTCTCCGTGAGGCAAAAGAAAAGGCAATCAAGGAGAATGTCAAAATTGCCGAGGAGACGGGCAATAAACTGTCGCAAAATATCGATGAGAATGGTAATCTTTATGATGTGCGAAATGTGGATGATGCGGATGCCACATCGGTGGCAAATATTCGTAATGAGATTTTTGAGAATCCGGATGTAGTTCCAGATAAACCCAATGACCCGATGATGCTAAAAAAGTAAACTCTAAAAATTGATTAAATTATTCTAATACAAATAGTATTAGTATAATTCATAGACTATGTCGGAAAATAAACGAGAGAAAAAACCAAAGTGTTTTACTTGTAATGTAAAAATACCCGTTGCAATGCGGGGTTACCCTTGTCAATGTGAGCACGAGTTTTGTATGTTACACCGTCTTCCTGAAAACCATGAATGTTGTTTTAATAGACGAGAAGAACACCTAAAATCGTGTCAATCAAAAATAATGAAGATGAAGTGTGTTTCTGATAAAATAGAAAAAATATAATATTTATTTAGATATCTCTGTTCCGCAAATATTTTTGGTTTTACCTAGGTCATATTTTTTATCAATATAACGCATATCTTGAGTAATTTTTTCGCATTCTTTAATCTTCTTATTACGTCTATATATACGTAAAATATTCAGCCGACCTTTTTTGGAAGTTGCTGCCTGGCGCTTAGTTTTCCCCATATGTTTAATTTCATACTGAATTCCCTCATTGAGCGCCATCCTACGCGTCCGTGGTTTTTGACTCAATTTATAGTGATATTTTTTTCCAACCATATCCACCTTTTTAAGTTTTGGAAGTAATTTGCGTGTGCGTGAATGTGAACGTGAACGTGAATCTGAACCATTTTTAGATGTCCTCATACTAATAATTCTCTTATACAATGTAATAACAAAATTATCTTGACATCCATATCACACTGTTATTAAAACATGTTTTCAATCGGTCAATATTATTAATAATATCACTTTGATATGTGAGATGAATATTAACAGTATCACCATACGTTATTATTGAATATATTTGCGAAGAATCACACGGACTTACCATACTATAGGCATTCTCTACAGGGATACCATTCATAATTTTTTTATCTTTGTATGGGACTATATAATTACTTATAACAAAATCCACCTTTTTATTCAAAAAACGCATTAATTCACACGCTTTTTCGTTATTCCAATCATAATATAAATGCATACACTTGCTAATTAACCATGTTGCCGGAGTTTTTTTATAAAACTCCATAAACTCGTGAACTTCGTATAAAATATGTTCGGGAACCGCAAGTTCTTTAATTTTATTTGCTAATAAAATACATCCCCATTTATTTTCTTGGTGAATATCGGAAATATCTTTTCGCATATTGAACATAGCCACTGACGTAATAGTGCCTTTTTTTAAGTAATCATAATTCGCTTTCACTATAATAGAATGAAGAATATCATTGATTGAAAAATATTTACCATCACTATTAGATGAGTACATAGATTGAATTTTTTTTAAATCAGAGAGAGATAACTCGGCAACTTTTGCTTGTTGTGCTTGTTGTGCTTGTTGTGCTTGTTGTGCTTGTTGTGCTTGTTGTGCTTGTTGTGGTTCATTAAAGAAATAAGATATATATAGACTAATAAATCGCACGTAAATCAAATATATTATTTTAAAGAATAATATCACTCGTGAAACTATATTCAAAAGTTTGAATGGATTATTTGAATTCTTACATTTAGGCATAGAAACATTATTTAGTGAATCATCATCAAAAATTTTTCTAAGAATAGTCGCAATATATGCTCCATCACCATATGTATGGTCACAACTAAATATAATATGATTATCATTACTAACAATAACTGTCCACGCAGGCATAGAACTGTCAAAAGGTGTATTTAACATATCATTTGCTATTTCTGTGTGTTCTCTATTCATATAAACTATCATTTTATCGTAATCTACATCATAAGATTTCCATTCATAATCTACAATACGACACCTAAAATGCGGATACATATCAACTATCTCTCGTGCTTTTCCTTTTAAAAACTCAACTGTTTTAGTTTTTTCGAATAACCCACATTTTAGTGTAACAATTATTTTATGTCCAAGTTCATCTTTTTTATAAAGATCATAAAATATAGTTGTACCAAATGTTGGTTTTTCATCATCTAAAATATTCATTTTTGTAATACATAAATACAATTATATTTAACTATTAACTATAAATTGAAATAAAATAGATATAATACTCTTTAAATAAATAAAGGAGAATGGCACGAAAATTAGTTTTGGCATGTTGCGGCACAAAACTCTATAAAGGTGAAAAATGTCGATGTTATCATATTCGTGTAATTCAAAGAAATTTACGTGCTTATTCTAGATTACTTCATCATATTAAACCAGTGAAAGTTGGAAACGAAAATCTCACCTATAAAAGCATCAACGCCTTTATACAAACCGCAAAAAAAAAGAATGACATCTGTAATAAACAACGAGAAGCAATAGTATATGCTATAGTAAATAATAAAATACCTGAAGATTACTTTATTTTGAGTCGACGCTGGTTATCGCTACGTTGTGCTGTGCGTGAGTTTGTATCTAAGGTTTTTCCAGATAGCGACATCAATGATATTTCGTGTGAACAACGAGGAGGACGGAGCAATAATTATGATTTTGACTTTGTAAACAAAGAGATGAAGAGAGAGCATATTGAACTTAAATTTAATGCTTCCGATGTGGATGAAACCCCACAATTTGCGTCACCCATGAAACCAAGTCAATATCTCTCACAGAGTTTTGAAGAACATCACTTTAACTTATTCTTGCCCAAGATTATTGAATCTGCCAAGGGCAAACTTACGATGCCTGACAAAGTAACCTATATGAAAGAAATACATCATAACAAACCTAATTGTATGATTCCACATCAAGCATTATATTATGAAGGGTGTAAAACTAGTAGTAAATTTACGAAAGATCTTAACGCTATTCACTTTTATGAATCTGCACGTGCTATTTCAAAAAAAGGAATATCTGCTTTTATTGAGGATACCGAACTCGATATCAATAAATTAACGAGTTATTTACAAATGACACAAAAAGGTAAGGTCTATATGTTGTATAAAAATGGGATATTTATAAAGCAAGAAGTTTCTTTGGACGATTATAAAATTATTCGTGTGGTTAAAAATCCCTCAAAGTCACGTTATGAATGTGAAACACAAAATGGTATCAAACTAAATGTGCTTTTACGATGGAAGAACGGAAATGGAATTGCTTTTCCCGCATTCCAAATTAAAGCTCGTCGGCAGGTAAATAAATGGGAAGAATTGAATTCAATTCAGTAGTATTTATGGCATCATTACTAAAATAGATATCAATAAACTGCTTTGTTCGTGGGTCTTCAAACGACCGAATAAGTTTTTGATACATTTCTAGCAGTTCTTTGCGGGATTTTATATCTCCTAAATAATTTATCCCCATAATATGATTTTCCAGCAAATACGGATAATCTAAATCCAATAAACAATAACCGAAGGTATAATTGCCTTTACCGTATCCACGATTTATAACAAGGACCGGATTAGTATTAGTATTATCTTTTTCAATTCGAATATA